AGCCAGGCTAATATGTGGGGGGCAATTGAGAACTTTGGATTTAAGGTGGCTAACTTCGGGACTAAGTTTATCTAATTATGGCAACTGATCCCAACTCTATTGTCCAAGCGCCTCCGGCTGATCCAAATGTTCAGTCGTCTCCGTTCACTCAGAACACCGGAAATCCTTTCGGTGAAATCGCTGCCGTAACTGATACACAGCCTAACGATAATGTTCCTACTCCATCTCGTACGGCAACAATGGCTCTTGCTTTGCTTGATAAGCAGAACGAGCAAATTCGACAGGACATGGGACAGGCGCTAGAAGGTGCGATGCAGCAGGCCAACGAGATCATCTCTCGTGGGCAGGAACAGTCTGTACGCCTTCAATCAGTTATTGACGGCACACAGGATCAACTTCGTGGCCTTCAGGCTCAGGTTGGAACTGAAATTCCCGGCACTGGTCAGATATTCACTCCGGAACTTGTCCACCAGTTTCAGCAGACTACTGCGGCTGATAGGGCTAATAATATCAACGATCTGTCTGCTTCTTCACTTGAAGAGGCTGCCGTACGTAATATCCACGACTTGATTGCCTCGGGAGATACCGTAGGTGCTCAGGTCGCTATTAACCGCCTAGACCCGGCTAAATCTTCTGAGTATGGGGCGATTAAGGACTTCTACACGAAGGACCTTATCATTGCTAATGCTATCGAGAAGGCAGGGTTCGACAACGATCAGGAAAGTGTTCTCCATAAGGTTCTAACTGGCATCGCTTCCATTCCTGAAGAACTTCTTCTGTTCAAAAGCAACCGAGAAAAGGTTGGACTAGTTGATGAAGGAACGGGCGGATATAAGCCTGGTTGGTTTGACTATCTCTTCCCCGGCTCGACCATGCAGGCTGAGGTTCGTGCTTGGCATAATATGTCCGCTCCACAGCAGGCTGCGTATCTCCCCAAGCTTTTAGACCACATCAAGAATAATGGTAGTTATTTTTGGGTTGCCAATGACCCCGGAACTACCCTCCGCTTGCTTAGTGATTTCCAAGGAGATGTTTCTAAGGCTTCAGCTCGTACTGATGATGCTATGTCTCTCCTTAACATCGCTCTTATGGGCACAATGTTCAAGGGGGTTAGCTCAGGCCTTGCTCACGCTCCACAACTCCTAACTGGTCTTGGTGCTCGTAAGGCTGCTACTAACCTAGTTACTAATGCTTGGGATGAAGCTATCACCAACGGTGCTCGGTCGATGACTGAGAAGACGGCTATCGTCCCTGACGCTCTCTTACAAGAAAGTCTTCCTAAGAGCATCAACCCTCTGCACGTTCCTGAACTGCCGAGTGTTCCGGCTAAGACTACCAAGTCTTCATTGATGACTGGTACGGCAGCGGTTAACACAGGTTTCACGCCTAAGCCGTTTGAGTACGTATCTCACGCCGGAGAGATTGGCGACAGAGTTGCGTATGCTCAGGAAGTTCTCAAGTCTCCGATGTTTGAGAACATGACTTCTCCTTCTCGTTGGTTCAATCCAGAAGAGAAGCAAGTTGCTATTAATGATACGCTGGATACGATTAAGGCACGGACTAACAGTAATCTTCTAGATTCTGAATCCCACGATATTCGATTGGCTAATGGTCAAACTGTAACTGAAGTTACTGCTACTCTTAATGTTCCAAAAGCAACTGAAGACGATGCTCTGAATTGGCTTCGTAATAATGGCTATGGTGCTGACCCAAGTAATGTTATTCAGGACACTTCAGGCCAGTTCTTCCCTCGTGTGAAGCAGTATGTCCGTGAGACAGGCTTCTGGACTAACGACCTCAACCCACCTAATCAACACTTCATGGCTCGCTGGTTTGGTACACCCTTCGCTACCTCTGACTTCCGGGTTGCTGCCAAGGGAACTGCCTCTGGGCAAATCCAGCAGCAGTGGCTCCGAGAGATTAAGGGCCTTAACAAGTCCGTTACTAAACTCGGCCCAAATGATCGCGCCTATCTCCGTGAAGTAATCCAGAAGGGCGTTAATGAGCGCCGCTGGCTTAGCCCGAACGAACTTGATACTGTTTGGCAGCGAGCAACTGGCAAACTCCCCAATGACAATGTGAAAGCCGCATACTGGAATTTCCAAACGGCTAATGACATTGACTATGTAATGAGGAACGCTAACTCTCTCGCTGATCTTGCCACTCGTGGTGTTGAGAAGACCCGCTTCGATGTAATGGGTAAGACGTACGATGATCTTGGCATTGTCGAACACGATCTTAAGCCCGTGAATGAAGACGTTCTTGATACTAGCACTGGTGTTACTTACAAACCCGGAGAACTCTCTGAGACCCGTATGAAGGAACTAGAGGGTCAGGGCTATTATCTAGTCACTACTGAAAACCTTGTTGACCTTAAGGACGGCACAAAAGCCCGGAAATTCTTGGTTAAGAAGGGTGATATTGAGATTAATCAGCTTCCTGAATTCGTGCTTCCGTACGATGAAGGAGGCCACCGCATCTATTCTGATAAGTATTTTGTTAAGCAAGGTGTAGAAATTAAGCAGCCGAACGGCAGTAAGATTCTTGATAAGCCCGGAGTGTTCGTTACTGCTGGTACGAAGGCTGAAGCAGCTCGCTGGGCAAATGTAATGGAAGATGCTCGTCTTGCTGTGCGAGATGGGGCCGATGCTGCATATCTAGATCAGAATGTCTTTCGTGGTCAGCGTGGCTTGCCCTCTGGCGAAGATTTCCTCAAAGGAGTCCAAGACGGTACGTGGAATACCGATCATCCATTTGAGGCTCTTTATGATCGGGAACTTCCTACGTTGTATGCTAAGTCCGGAAGTAAGTTCGCGGATGATGCAGAATCCGGTGCTAATGGTTTCTACAGAACCAATGGTCAACTGTATTACAGCAAGAAAGGCGATGCTCTTAAGAATGTAAATGGCGATCTTGCCCCAACGATTGATCCGTTCAAGATGCAGAACCAAGCTCTTGCCAACGTAGCTCGTCTGTCTTCATTTGATGATTTCAAGACTTCAAGTATTCACCGTTGGGTCAATACGTACAAGCAATTCCTAGACCACTCGGCTAATGCTACTCCGGCTGAAATCTTTAACAATGCTAGCCCGACTAGAGCTGTGGGTACAGAAATGCGGCACCAGATTCTCGGTCAGCGAGAAGCAATTAAGCGCATCTTGAACTTCCGTGGTCAGTTCGACTTGGAAAAAGAAAATGCCCTTCGTCGTCTCCATGAGTGGATCATCGGTGATAGTGATAATGCCTTCCGCAAAGCACTCTCGAAGGTCCCCCTCCACATGATTGAGAAGAACCCTGTAATGGCCCTGCGTTCGGCTGCTTTCGATATGAAACTTGGTCTTTTCAACGTTGGTCAGTTCTTCATTCAGACGAGTACAGCTTTCTCGGCACTCGCTATGAGTCCTCGTATGGGTATGAAGGGAATGTTCAGCATTCCTGCTTATCTTGCTTGGAGAATTGGAGGCTACTCAGAAAATGTCCTTGACCTTCTAGCGAAACGTGGATTCGACAAGTTAATGGGCTTTGGCTCTGAGCAAGAGTTCAAGAATTACATGCGGTTCTTGAATAAAGGCGGCTTTCTTTCTTTCGGTGACAGTCACCTTCTAATCAATACTGCTCATCCTGCTGCTGCGTACGCCTTTATGGACAAGGTTAGCGCACTTCGTACTGCTGGCAGAGTATTCTTTAATGCGGCTGAAGATGCCAACCGTCTCGTTGCTGCGAGAATTGCCTATGATGAGGCAGTCAAGAGGTTTGGCATTGCAGACCTAAAGAACTTCGAGTTCAACGAGTTCTTCCGGGCGCGGGCTGAGAATTATGCCTTCAACATGAGCAGCACGTCTGCTGCTGCTTGGCAGAAGGGTTTGCTTTCCATCCCCACTCAGTTCTGGGCTTATAACTGGCGCATGGCTGAGGCTCTATATGGACGACAGTTCACCCGTTCACAGAAGATTCGTCTTCTTCTTTCTCAGTTGTTCATGGCCGGTGCTGTAGGTGTTCCGATTTATGGCTCGGTTGCTGGATGGATGATGGACTACCATAATCAAGTGATGGGCGGCGCTCCTCGTCTTACTGCTCATGCTGATGATACCCGTGGTCCTGTAACTGGTTTTGAGAGAGCCCAAGCCATCCTACAACGAGGCATGGTGGATGAATTAATTCGCCTTACTACTGGTGCCGATGTTCAGGCCGGTCAGAGACTTGGTACGGGAGATTTCTTCCAGCAGACTGCTGAAAAGTTGATGGGGATTTCCGAGTATAGCGATAAGGTTACTCCGCTCGATATGGCGGGCGGCGCTACATACTCTATTATGGGAGAGGCGTTAGGTTCTGCCTTCTCACTCGTACAGCACTGGGCGGCTGCTGAGACTGGTGGTATTCCTGCCCAAGAGATGACTCGTCACGACTGGGAGGCAATGTTCCGTCAGATTTCTACTGTTAATAACGTGATGTTTAGGGCTTGGGCGGCTAACAGGTACGGAATCTTCGAATCCCAAAAGGGAAACACTTTGATTTCCGATCTACCGCCTGCTGACGCTGCTTTCATTGCTCTTGGCTTTGCCCCCGGTGAACTTCGAGATAGGTCAGCGATTGCTGCTTGGAAGAAGGATCAGAAGCAAATGATTCTCGATTCAGCCAACTTCGTTAATCGTCTTTGGGTCGAAGCAGCTAGAGAACCGGATAAGTTCGATGAGAACTCTAGGATTGTAAGTCAGTTTGTCAACATGCTTCCTCCTGACCAGAGGACGGAAGTGATGAAACAGGCTCACGTTAGCCGTGATCCGTCTGACTACAGCAAGCTTCTCCGTATCCGTCAGTCGATGCAAAGTCAGGATGAAGCAATTAACGCAGTAACACAAGCATCTGAAGATATGAATACAGACGTAAATCAAATTCCCGAAGAGGTTAATCAACAGTAAATATGGCCGATCTTTCCGCACGACTCCCAACTGAAATTGATAGCCAGCAGAGGTACATCGCCCCTGCTCCTCCGGCTCCGTCTATCTGGGAAAGCCTCGCTGATTTTGGCTCCAATGCTATTGGAGTGGCCGATAATGTAATCTCCGCGTTGGATCGCAGAAAGGTAAACAAGCAGAAGGCAGGCGATCTTGCTGCTCAGAATGCAACGGCTAAAACTTTTTATTCTATTAACGGACCGCAGGAACAAGCCTCTCCGGCTCCTGCTTTAGTCACACAGACTGAGACTAGCGACCCTAACCACAATGCTGCTGTGGCTGCTACTAAGGCAGCCGCCCCTCAGATGCTTAATAACCAGACTGCGGGTCAGCAAGGGGCTATTGATCCTTCAATGGTTCAGGCTAGAAACGTTGCTGCTATTCGTCAGTTGATGGCGCAGTTCCCCGGACATGAAGCGGTTATTGCTACTGCGGCCCGAGAACTTGGCGTACAGAATATGCTCACTCAGCAGTATGCTAACGCTGAGACTGCCTTAGAAGATAATCAGAAGGCAGAGCGAGATGCTATTCACACTCTTGAGAAGAAGGCCGTAACTGAGTATGGCTTCCCTGACTATTACCAGCGAACCCCTCCCGAGCAGGCCATTATTCGCGCTCAGGTTGCTTCTTGGGAACTCGCTAATACAGAACTTGAAGCAAAGAGCAAGCAAGCTGATCTAATGCTGAAAAATGTTCAGGCCGGAACTGAACAAGCTAAAGGTCTTCAAACTCAAGTTAGTTCTGATCTTGCCCAGAGTTTGAGCAACGCTCTGACTAAGGGATTCTCAATGGCTAATTTGGCGTTGATGAACCAGTTGACTGATCCTGCGCTTGCCAATGACCCCGCTCGTGCAGAAGCCCTTCAGTCTAAGTTGCTCTCCACAGTTATTCCCGGTCTTAAGCAGCAGTATGCTCAGACGGTTGCTCCGTATGCTTTCCGACTAACGCCGGATGATCGTAATGCTCTTGATAAGATGTTCAACGATCAGATTGAATCTCTTACTGGCATGCTGACTGGTCCTCAGTCGATTGTTGAAACCAACACCCGTATGATGAAGGAGCTTGCTGCTAAGTCTGGTATCGACTTCGCTAAGGCGGCTCCGACTCTCTACAAACTACAGAAGATTGTTGGTCCTCAGACACTCGGTACGCTGTTCCTTCCTTCTCTCCAAGCGGGAGGGCCTCTGGCTAAACAGTTGACCGAAGAGATGCAGAGGGCTGTTAACTCTGGAAGCGACACTGATGTTCTAAGTGTAGCCTCGCTTCTACAGACGCTACAGGGCGATAAGGACGTACAGAGTCTTGATCCTAATGAACTTCGGAAGAAGGCCCCGCAGTATCTAGAATCAATGGTTAATCTTTCTAAGAATATCCCTGCGACTAACGGTACGGACCAAGACGCTCACAGAGCCTTGGTTAATTCGATTAAGATTACCTCAGGGATTGCTGCCGATGTTAACGTTGGTTGGGGATTTAACAATATTCTCAATCAGACTGAACAGTTGACTAGTCGTGGTGTTAACCGGGCACTACTACAGACCACTCAGAATAGAGTAGAGCGTACGGATGCAATACAAAGTTACATGCCTGCGCTAGTTCGTTCTTATCAAGCGCTTGCCCGTTCTGATAGCGGTGACTCTTATTACAAACCACAGTTCGATAGTCACACGTTACAGTGGTCGTTGAAGTGGAATGGTCAGATGAAGGTTGGTCCTAATTCTCGTGCTATTCCTGCTGGCGTCGATCCTACAGTTGCTCAGTTGTCCGGAGTAGGGGATAGGTATAAACCCTCTCCTACCTCAGCGGCTCTACGTCAGGTTGCTGCTTTGAACAACTCACTTAACAATCTCTCTAGTGCTGCGGCTCACGGATGGAGTGCCACACTCCCGAAGGGAACTACGTATCAAGAGGCTCGCCGCTTCTACTCAACTGGTGATATGCCAGCATCTATGACTCAAGCAACTTCTAAGAGTAAGAATGGTAAGACTCCTGAACAGAATGTTGAGGATACCGTAAGCCACATCCTTGACTACGTTAATCATCTTCAGTTTGGTTCGGGTCCTGGTGCGGCAGTAGTTAAGGCAGGAAATATCGGCCCAAGCCCCCTAGCTCCGGCTATCGCAACCTCGGCTGAGAAATATAATGTTCCCCCAGCGATTGCTGCTTCACTGTTCCATACAGAATCTAGTGGCGGTAAGAACCCCGCAACAAGTTCAAAGGGAGCTACGGGGCCGGGCCAAATTATGCCAGCCACGGCTGCTTTGTATGGGATGGACGTTAAGACAATGACGCCGGAACAGAATGTTGATCTGGCCCTTCGTATTCTTTCAGATAACTATAAGAAAACTGGCAACTGGCAGGATGCTTTGTCCATGTACCACTCAGGAGTTCCTTTGGCTAAGGCTATCAAAGAAGGAAGAACTGATGGAAACATGACTACCTCTGATTATGTGTCAAGTACGATGGCAGCCGCCAGTTCAATCTCCCCGGAGAATCTTAAGAGGTACGGATATGTCCGCTATTAATTTAGTCAGTCAGGTAAAAAACCTGATGAAGAAAGGTATCTACGATCCTGATGAATTGTTCAAGATTGTCTATCTTGATAATCGCGTACACTATAGTCGGGTTCGAGATGCCATTCACGAAGCAAAGGGAAAGTAAACTATGGGTCTGTTAGACATTATTCCGATTGTTGGTGGTATCATCGACAAGGCGATTCCTGATCCACAGGCTAAGATGGACCTTCAGTTGAAGTTGGCTCAGTTGGCTGATGGAGAAGCTTCTCGTGCTCACGATGAAAGCATGGGCCAGATTGATATTAATAAGATTGAAGCAGCCAATCCTAACGTATTTGTTGCTGGTTGGCGTCCGGCCCTCGGTTGGGGCTGCGTCCTTGGAGTTCTTTATTCTGTTATCCTAGCGCCAATGTTCCACCTTGGTATGCCAGATGTTTCTTTCCTTGAGACAATTCTTCTCGGCATCCTTGGTCTTGGTGGTGGTATGCGTACACTAGAGAAGATCAAGGGCGTGGATACTCAGGGTGTAGTTATTAAGACACCCGTGGTGCAGGAGGCGGCTCCTGTTGTTGTTAAGAAGAAGAAACCGCTAGGTGGCTTGTGGCCCTTCTAGATTCAATCAATGCAATACGACAATGGTTAGTCCAACTAGAGAGAGAAGCCCGAGAACTCCAAACACCGAGTTCTCAATCCGACGCTCAAACATCTCCCGAGTCTCAAGATCAGGGCGATAATACTCAAATAGCTTGGGGCGCAAAGGTTTCCTCCACATTTAAAGACAGGGTTGTTTGGATTGCAGATAGTTTGGGATGTTCTGCTGATGATCTCATGGCCTGTATGGCATGGGAGAGTGCAGAAACGTTTAGATCAGATATTAAAAATGCCGCTGGAAGCGGCGCTACAGGACTTATCCAGTTTATGCCAAAGACGGCAATTGGATTAGGAACTACGGTTGAATTGCTCGCTAAAATGTCTCCTGAAGACCAACTGAAGTACGTTTATCTTTACTTCAAACCTTGGGCTGGAAAGCTTCATAATCTTGGTGATGTTTACATGACTATCTTGTGGCCCGCTGCGGTTGGGAATGATGATAGATTTGTTCTCTTCGACCGAAAGAAAACCCCGACAACCTTCCGTCAGAACGCCGGACTAGACGTTAACAAAGACGGGTTAGTTACTCGGGGAGAGTGTTTGATTAAAGTAAATGAAAAACTACAGAAAGGTTTGAAGTTAAAAGGATGATCGTAAGAACTTTGCTTGGGCTTGCCCTTATTATTCAACCCGCTCCGTTGGCCCAAGCACAGGTTCCTCCGAATGCTAATCCTACACTAAATCTTTCCGCCGTACGATTTATTGTGTGTGACAATCAAGTGGCTTCTGGTTTCCTTATCGGAGACAAGATGCTATTGACTGCTAATCACGTCTTAGATGGGCAGAGCAACTGCTTCGATGCAGAAAGCGGAAGCCCCCTAATTATGTACAAGCAAGACAGGAAACATGACATTGCTCTTGCCACAGGGCCTAAACTTCCTACCGACATTCCATACATCAAAATTTCTTGTGAACCATTTAAGAAGAACCAACCGTACTTTGCATATGGGGTGTCCCCATACTGGCAGTCCCGGCCTATTCTAAGGGAGAATACTGTGATTGCAGTTAAGCCGGTTAAGGATAGTAAGATTTACAATGAAGATGGTAGTTATGTAGTTTGGCAGAACATGTGGAAGTTTAACGGGGCGATTGCTCCCGGCATGTCAGGCGGTCCAGTTGTTGATATGTTCGGATACGCTCATGCCATCGTGAACGCTGGTGACAACAGGACTAGCCTACTATTCCAACTTTCCGATGGCATGATGTGTAAGCGTTAACGCAGTTTGGCTTTGAAAGACTCGTAGCCAATACCGAAATATTCAACCATCAATCGGTTGAAATCATCTACAGACAACTCCTTTGGAAGATCAACTGTTAATCGAAACAGTACGTCTCCCTTTGGGGTTGTCTTTTTCATTTGTGCTGTCTGACGCCGACGAGTGATCTCTCGCTGCATCGGAGTACCGTCAGCATTAATCAAACTGGACATTACTGACCTCAAACCTATCTGCGAACTCTTCAAAGTCTAGAAAGAAGATGTTCATTTCTCTAGGGGGGCACTGACGACAGATGACCCCGTTGCTCATCATTTTAGCATCGTACAGGAGATTAGTTTCTAGTTCCCTAAATCTCACAAATTCGTTATGTTGTTCTATTGTTGATTACTCCTTAAATCTCGCACAATCCCGCTGAACACGCTAGTTCGAAACTTCCAGTTGTGTTATCCTCTTTCTCGTATTCACTGAGCCGGGTCCAATCAATTTGATCCGGCATTTTCTTTAGCCATTCGTTGTACTCTTCTTCAGTCAACGTTTGGTACGGTGCTTGCGGATACTCCGTAGGATCGAAAGGCAGAAAAGATACCCCAGAGAGAAGGTCGAAATTTCTGTAGCACCAATCTGCGACAGGTAGCCATTCGTCCTCAGCCACAGAGATCGTAACCGATGGCTTGTGTTCACACCAGTTCTCCTGAAAATTTTTCCAAACCTCTAAGAAATCTACAGCCTTGATGTCAGAACGGTTAACCGATTGTACAGGTGATTTCTGAGGGAAGTAGAAAACATAAGCGGAAGGATTTCTCCGATCCGGTTCATAAGGGACTCCGCTTTCAATGAGAAAGGTCGATATTGGGTCCTTAACATCATTACGTACCGTACGGAGATAATACGGTGCCCAACGAGGATGAATGCCAGAAGCAGAATTAACAAGTTGGCTAACAGTTCCACTAGGCTTAACGCAAGTAATGGCAGCGCTGCGAGGTATCCCAAGACGATCTGCCCACTCACTGTTAGTATCGTTAGCAACTTGCCGAAGATGGTTGAGAACATCTTCTTGTTCGGCGTATAGGTGGTTGTTAAATAACCATTCATTATCAGCTATTCCTGTTAGACTTACTCCGAGGAGTCGCTCTTCTTCTGTATTCTTTTGCCAGATTTTCCGAAGGTATTTGAAGTTCGTGAAGGTTGACTGGATCGTACCGAGAATTGCAGCGAGGCGAACTTTCCGCTCAAGGCTGCTAAGGTCATCTGTAGGTCTGACAACGACTTCTGTAAGGTTACAGAACTGGAAAGGCCGGAGGATGATCTCTGAACACGGGTTAGTGCCGAATTCATGGTTCGGATCGCGCTTCCCAAGTCTTTCAACGATGCGGCGAGAAGCGTCCCGATTAAAGATTCCTCGCTCTCCGGACTTACTGTCATACAAACTTTTCCATTCTTTTAGGAACTCACCAACTTCAGGCTTGCCATTATACACCGCAGAGTTATTAGCCAACTGCCTGTGTACGTGACCTTCCCACCAAGTTCCAGACTTAGCCGTAGCCATTGCCTCACTGCCTAGATCAGACAGAGAAATCATAGCACTTCTGCGCACTCCACCGACAACCACAACATCGGCGACCATGCACATTAAGTCATGCGCTTCCAGCGGAGTAAGTTTCCGACCAGCCGCTCTTCGAAAGAGTGCAACTGAAAATTCAAAAAGTCTGACGAGAGGCTCTGGTCCGCTCGCACGTCCTCCAAAAGTTTTGAGGCGACTTCCGGCAGGACGGACCTTTTCCACATTCCATTGTGGTATTCGCCCTGCAATAAGTAGAGTGATGAGTTCTCTGAAGGCTTTAGCCCACCCCTCCTTAGAATCTTCAACGACAATAGTGGTGTCAGTTGGTTCGAAGACTTCAGTAATTCTTGGGAGTTGAGAGACATAACGATCCTCTACACTAAATCCTACGCCAGTGCCACACATCAAAATGTACATGGCTTCATCGAAACTGCGAGGACTGTCCACAGGAAGATACGCACAATTGTACGCACCCACGTTACACCTATCTAGCGCGGGTCCGGCGGTCATCATTGCCCGCATGGAGGGCATGACTTCCATGTCTCGAATAGATGTAAATAGCCTCCGAGAAATATCTTTATCTTTGTGAACTCTCTCGTAATAGTCGATGAGACGAACTACAGTCTCTTCCCACGTCTCTCGTCGCCCTAAGTCATCCCGCCAGCGGGCATAGCGAGATGCGTGAATGAAACGTGAATAATCATCCATTAATTTCAATAACCTCTATTCCTGCCTGTTTGGCAATCTTAACCATATGAGCAGTGCCTCGTCCCCCCGGAAAAGCAAAAACTAAGTCTGGTTTTCCTTGTTCCAACATTTCAGTATTGCGAATAATTCCCGCAGCCCTTCCGTATTCATCCCAAGCGGGATAATAAACCTCTGTGGGAACAGAGTTAACAAGTGCCCAGTTGCCTGCCATTTGATCTGCTCCCCTCGCACCACCATGAATTAGAGTCATCTCAACCCCTTGAGCCTCATACCAAGTAGTAAGTACCCTATCTAGTGTATCCCAATCATCGTAGTCACGTCCCCCACAAACTAGAATCTTCATAGACCCCGCATATCTACTGGTGCATCTGTCTTGATTGAGTTCATCAATCGTTCGTACGCAGCATTTCCATCAAACCTCATTGCCCAAGCAATCTTACTTAGTGCCGCCTGAGCCATCGCCCAATCCTCAATCAGTCGAGCCCGATTATACTCCAACTCATCTTCATCTTCGGAGTCTAGGTAATCATCAATCTTATCACACAATCGAACAGAGTATTCATCGAATGTATTTTGTACGTCTGAGAGGCGTTTCCCATCATACCCATCGTACTGAATACGAGCCTGCTCTGGATGGATTTCCGATATACGATCTTCGCGGGAGTGGTAAATCCTAGTCACTAGATTACTTGTTCGCATCACGAAATGCCTCCAAATTCTTGATGTTGTCTTCGTATCGAGCACGATCCTTTGGGTCTTTGGCTAGACGCGCCTTATTTCGATTCCAGTCGATGCACTGCTCAATTGGTGACTTATTCCTCGTCTTCCTCAAATTGCCAATCCTCTTTCCTCTTTGACTTCTTTACTCGTTGGTGATATTTAGGACTTGCGAGGTCCTTGGCAATGTGGTTACGCCGCCTCTGCTCCCGTCTCTGTTTCCAACCGAATGCTTTCATTCCTGTCACTGTTAGTCTCAAACTCAATTAGAAGGTCTAGATAATGTTTCGCTTTGTCCAAATCCTGAAGGCCACCCTTATCCCGCCAACGGGTCACGTACTTGATGACATTTCCTTCAAAGTACGGAATCCTGTTAGCGTGAATATACTCAACCGGCTGGATGGATAACTTCTTGTAGTGAGTCCCCCCAATTTGTGTAATCAGGGCTGCCGCACCAGAAGCAATAATTGTCTCTCGTGTAGATTGGTCTGTTGCAACACTTGGTTCGGTCACTCTTCTTCGTATCCTTTTCGCTCTCGTACTCCGATGAGTTCTTCGATATCATCTAAATGCTCCTCTACTTCTTCTTCGAACCGTTCAATAATCTCGGTCACAGAAATCTGTAGGAATTCAACCAACTCGAATCCCTCGAAGAAATCCTCGATACGCTTTTTCGTTTCTTCATCCACGTTTAAGTAATCTTTTCCTTGCGACCTTCGCCCCAACTCCCGCAGGATTGGCACTGAATTCGTTGTACTCTGTAGTGCTGCGTCAATCTCCACCCGCGACTTTGGGTGTTGTGGCTTCCACACCTTCCACAATTGTGTCCGTTACCCATGTTCGGATGATTGTGGAAGTATGGCTTCAATCGTGTATAAACCCGCTCTAGAAGTAGAACATCACCAACGCAGTATCGTTGCATTTGGTATCGTGCTCGATCACTTCCATTTAGAACGTCAATCCAAAGCTGCCACCCAGCATTCTTGACTTTCTTGCCAATAGAAAAGAATGGACCAACAAAAGCCAACTTATTACTTGTAAGACCTAGTTTCCGAACATTCTTCAAAACATCAATGCTGGTTAGGGGTGGCACGGGAGGAAGTTTAATTAGCGCAAACTGACCCTTAAGACGAGGAAGGTCGAAGGAGTCTCCGTTATAAGTAACAACAGCATCTGCCTCACACATCATCTTGTGAATAGCAGAAAGCATTCCTTCTTGACCATGCTCCCACTCAGAATAGAACTCACAACCCTTCTTGCCAAGCCACTTAGCACCAACACAAAGGATACCACCACTCTGTACGATTTGATCTAGTGAGATGTTTTGATTAAACAGGCCCCAGGTGTACGCAAGTATCGGTTTTGTTTCAATGTCTAGAAATAAGATTTTACTCAATATTTAGTTTTTCCTTATACCAAGCCGGGGGAATGGTGCCCTCACTCCACTTGAAGTTGTGCATCTCACTCCACTCCCAATAGCGCATCTTCGCTTTCTTACTCAGCTTGTTGTTGGCATTCTGGAATACAAATCGTATATCCAGATGAGGATGGGCCCTTTTTACTGCGAGCATCTTCCTACGCATCTCAGCATCAAATCGGCCTTTAGCCTCAATGATAATACCATTCTTCAGGCGGAAGTCTGGAATGTAAGTCTTCTCTAGCCTGTACGAAAGTCTAATAGGCTCGTACTCGATCTTGTGCTTATACTTCTTAGCAACAGACCAAATCCATTCCTCGAACTTTGACTTAAACTTTGGGTCGTCCTTACCAAGCTTCTTCGACACGCGGAGCCTTTACAATCTTAGTGAACTTAACAGGCCCCTTGGAATAGATGTATGTTTTCAAGCCTTCACCGCCATTTGCATCTCTCCAACAGTATTCTGCAAATGGGCAATACGAGCATGCCACATCAAGAATTCGGTTTCCACTTTTACCCTCTGGCTTGTCGGGATAACATCTAGGAGGCTCCCTATCGCTGGAAAGAATGCCTTTAAGGTGTGTAATTCTGTCAGAGGGGGAAGCGTCTTGGAGTGCAGTCTCAGGGACTTCAGCGAAGTGAATATCGCCATGTACTTTGTTAGCAACGAGGAATCCTGCTCGTTCTGTCCCGAGAACACTTCTGTACCCCCCAATTTGTCCGATATATCCGAATGGGTCATCTTCTAAGAACTTTCCATTTACGAATTTATTGAAAGAGTAGGGACTGGCTGACTTGGCATCAACAGTGATACCATCAATAATAGCATCACAGTGACCAATAACACCGTCACAAGATACTTCAAACTGCTCGTGAGTAACCTCATGGCCGCTTTCTTTAGCTAGAAAGAGAAGCAGCAACTCAATCATGTCTCCATACAGAAACTTGAAATACGTCTTCGGCTGCATACGTTCTGCCTTTTCAGGGGCATGGGCTCCGTACCAGATTTGACGATCCGGCCTCCCAATGGAACTAAATCGGAGAGTTGCTGCTTCTCGCTCTCGACGGGACAGACGGTTACGGAGGAGTTCCTTAACGGCCTCCGCAATCCAATCGAGATTTTCTTCACTTGGCTCGTGATTTGTATTCTCGTCTAGAAGATTGTAAATATCCTCAACGAGAGTTTCAATCTTTTTAGCCAAGAAGCTTTCCAATATTGCTTGCTGTCTTCCGAGCCTTGGCTGCTACAGCACGAGCATCAGCCTCAAGCTTCTGAAGGTCAAGATGTTCCTGAAGAAACGCTTCTGCCTTCTTTTCCTCACGAGAGGCAAATGCTTCCAGATCAGACACAGCCTTGTGGAAGTCTGCAACAATGTCATCGTACGTACGAATAAAGAACGAACGAATCTTCGCAATGATACGATTAAACAAGATTGTAACCCGCACGTTCAGCACCACGGATAGCATCCCGACGACGACTGTAATCGTTAATCGAATGGCCGTCCTTGTCGTAAATAGCCCAACGGCCTTCCGGAGTCTTCTGAACAGTGTAACTATCCGTGTAATCCGGAGCAATGAAATTCTTAATGAAGTTAAACATTCTAATCCTCTTCTTAAAGATAAGTGGCGGTTTCTTTACCTAGGTTCGGGTGGGAGGAAGCCGCCAAAAAGACCCACTTCTTGTTAAGTCTTAAGGAATATCGTCGTTCAAATCATCTTCAACAACCGGCTCTAGTCCGTCCGGAAGACGAAGATCATCTGAGACTTGCTCGGAGAAGAATTCATCGTCGCTTTCAAGCGGGGCGAATTCCTGAGCAACGTACGGAACCAAGTCAAGAACGCGAAGGGCTCGAATGTAAACACCCTTCTTCCGACCCGTACCGTAGTCCCTTACGACAAACTTAACATCAACTGTGCTGCCATTACCAATGAGCCCATCACCCCAAGGACTATTACCGCTATCAACAATCCTAATTGGATCGGCCTTAGTTCCATCTTTCTTGAGTTCCTTATGACGAAAAGAGATAAACCTTTCCGTACGCTCATCACCATCCTTCGGGTCACGAAGGCGATCAGCAATACCAAGCTTCTTAAGAGTCTTCAGACCTTCTGCATCCGGAGTCACATCAACTGACCATTCATTCTCACCCGTGAACTTATTATAACGAGGAGAACCTAGAACCTTAGCCCAATGGGCAGTTCCACGGATTACTACAATTTCACTTTCTTTACTAATTTCTAAAACCTTTCTTTCTGTGTTCTATAAGAGTATTATATCAGGATTTAACGTATTTGTCAAGTATTTTCTGACGTAAACTTTCCAAAGTCTTCCTATATTATGTTTAGAGCAAGGCGAAGACTGCCCCGGCACCAGCCAGGAGAATTAGTGCGTTTCCGCCCATGTCTTTCCTACTTTCGCTGAACCTTCAATTGGAACTCCATAGTTGAATTCCAATCCGGACCTTGGAAATACTGATAAAGCGTATTCGACAAATCTTCCAACGTCTTCATTAGCGACAACAAATTGCCACTCGTCGTGAATGTCGCCGACCTTTCTTGCATTGATACGGTTACGTCTGATTTCTTCATCTAAGTAAATTCCCGCTTGTTTCATAATCTTCGACTCATCTCCCTGAAGGAGATAAGGGATTACCATGTGGTCAGAAGGAACTAGGACTCGGCTTCCATCGCAGAGAGTAATTCTTCCAGTGCGAGAAAGTTCTTTTTGCAATCTTCCAATAAGCTTCGGCAGGCCTGGAACTTGGGTGAAGAATTTCTGTTTAGCAGATCGAGCCTCCTTAAGCGACACATCTGCTTCACTAGCGATTCGACCATCTCCTGCTCCCATAAGGGTAGCATATACAACTGTCTTTGCAAGAGCCCGAGAAGAGAGCCTGAGTCGTTCTCTGTTTGCTTCGTGGGGGTCTTCACTGAGGATTGCATTTGTAAATTCCTCGTCATTTAGGTAGTTTGCCAGAACACGTAACTGAATCCCTTTAGCATCAATGCCAACCAGAGAATAAAGCCGAGGTTCACCACAAGTCCATAGGTCACGGGTTTCATACGTCCAACTTCCAGCTTCTCCAAACAGAATTGATTTATTCTTGTCCAAGCGTACAGCAGGAATATTAGCGCTGTTAGGGTTATCGTGACGGTAACGGTGTGTACTAGCCAACCAGAGATTGCCATGAATGGCTCCTGTCTTTTCGTTGTAGGCATTAAGCCAAGTGTTGACCATGTTGGCACGAGAGTTAACTACAACCCACTTAGCTAGAAGTTTTCCGGCTTCGTTTCCTGAAGTTTCCGCAAACTTGTTAAGAGAGTCTTCATCAACCTTCGGGTTTCCACCACCACCCTTGGCTGTTACTTTTGTGTACTGAGTTGGTTGCCAACCGAGTTCAAGAAGTTTTTCAGTTCGTTGCTTTGGGCTGCCAAGGTTGAACTCAACCCAATCAAATGCGTCGTATCCTCCGTCGTCTCGTAGCCGCAACTCTGGATATTGTTGTAGATGCCGTTCATAGTTTGCAGAATATGTTCCATCTTTTTTAAATGCCTTGGCAAAACTATTGACGCATTCGAAGGAAGGAGGCCATTGCCTGTAGATTTCATTCTTTAATTCCTCTTCCCGCTTTCGTAGTTCCACAAGAAGTTCGTGCGCTCGTTGGGCGTCAAATGGAAAGCCGTTTCTCCGCTGTTTATTCTGTATGATATGCCACGAATAAGTTTCCAGCATGGCCCCTCGTTCGGAGAAACCAACATCTCGCATCCGTTTAGTGAGACGATTGAATAACCGTTTGGTAAGTGCTGTATCGTTTTCACAATACACCTTCATTTCTTCTGAGTAATGGGTGAAGTCCTTGAAAGGTAACTTCGGAAACCTTAGTCTTTCTCCCCAAGACTCCAAACTATGCCCCCCAGCGAGACTAGGGCTGTACAACATACTAAGAACAAAGGTATCGACGAGACGTGAGATGCCGATGCGAGTGCCCCAAAGAGAGTTGAGAATAGGAATATCAAAAGCCACCAGATTGTGACCAACGAATCGGTATTCTGGTTTCTGCCACTCATTGAAGGCTTCCTTATCTGTGAATGTTCTTTTCTCATCTGTTAGAATGTTCTCAACACACACAACAAAGATTTGGGTAAGGTCATCACGGAGTCCGTCCGTCTCGATGTCCAAAGCCCAGTGGAGTTGTGTTGGTGTCAGATACAATCTTTTTCCGCCTCTTTAGTTCTTGGATTAATCCTTTAATCTCTCGCCAGTGGTCGGCAATCAACTTGTCAATGTCTTCGTCAGAAAGACAGCTTATCGTCGGATAGGCTTTCTCCATTTTCATACATCTCCTCTTCTTCCCTAGTGAGTTCTTCTAGCCTTCCTGTAATTCCGTTGTAGAAGAGATAACAAGCTGGCCCCGTCCTACCACAAAAGCGGTTCTTCTCTACGACAACTTTAGTAACGTTTCTCCGCCACTCATTCGTGTCTGTGTTATCCCGGTAGAGTTTGATTACGATATTCGCCAACTGTTCCACACCAGCCGTACCACGAATCTGTCCTTGGCGGTTCTGGTGAATGACTACAATCAACGCGATGTTCAATTGCATACAAAGGGTCTTAGCCTTCGTACTAATCTCGTCTAGTTGCTTACGTTCATCGCCTGACTGGTCACTAACCACGATACTGAGATGGTCAAGAACGATGTATTTGCAGCCCAGCGCATGCATGTGACGGATTTTGTCAAGCACAGCGTCCACAGAGTTACTGCCAAAGTGATCCCAAATGACGACACGGTTAGAGTTGATACAAGCATCATAAGCTCGTTTAAGCTCCTCAGTGGTACGCTCTGTGTCAGGAAGATGATAAGGCTTGTTGTTATGGATAGACATAAGACCAAGAGCGGTATCATAATTAGGCTCTTCCAAGTGTAGGAAACCCACACCGTAACCTTTTTCGATAAGCTCTTTGTTTGTAAGAAGCGCATATTCGATTTCCTTTAGAATCGACGTTTTGCCAATACCCGTTTCTGCTGTAACGACCACCATTTCAGAAAGGCGGAGTCCGTAGGTAAGCTTGTTGAGGCCAACAAACGGATAATCAACTTGGAAGTGTTTGGGACGATTGATGATTTCATCCCACATCTCCGTTCCGAGTTTAAGTCCGTCTGGCATGTAAGCGGGGGCTGCCCACCACTCTTTGACGAACTCTTTGTACTTACCGGCCTTGAGGTAATCGTTTGGGTCCTTGCCTTCGCTTAGGTTAATGATGTGGACCTTGCCTGGTTTGAACAGATCGGCAACTTGCTTGGAGAGTTTCTGACCTACCTCGTCATTGTCAAGACAGAGATAAATATTGTCAAAGCTATCCAGATACTCAAAGTTATTCTTGCAATCTCGAAGGCAAGTGCCCCCGCCAGTAACAGACACAACGGGATAGCGACTCCCAAGCAACAACCAAGCCGCCGGAGCATCGTACTCGCCCTCGACAAGAGTGATTGCTTTGGCGCTTCCGGGCGGGAAGAGGTGTTGTCCAAACAGTTCAACCTTTCGTACGTTCTCTCGTTCTCCCTCATAGAAGAACTTCTTGTCCTTTGTTCGGACCTTGTTGGCTACGTGCTGGCCGTTGATGAAGTAAGGATACCGAGCCTCTAGAATTTCATCGTTCTGTACAATGTCAATTCCGTACTTTGCTACGGCCTGACTGCTGATGCTTCGGTTGGTTGCTGCGTGATAAACAGTTGTTCTAGGAGTAATCTTCTCTGTACGAACTCCTCGTTCTGTTGATTTGAATTCTTCTTTTACGACTTGACCCTCCGGTGGAACATTCTTTTCACAAACGAAGCAGTGACCCCATCCAGTCTTAGGATCGACGGAGTACCCATCTGAACTCGTACAAGAGGGGCAGGGTCCGTGTTGGACTATCCCCACTGTTCCACCATTGCTCTCGCTATTCCTTCGTACGTTATTGATCTCTCTAATCCTCTGCTCGGTCCTGGTGAAGTCCTGTGAATTCTGGGATACCGTCCCTCAACAATCTCTGTCGGTTCAAGAGGCGGGAGATTTTTGAGCCACAAGCACGTTGCTTTAGTTTCTCCATGCCCAAACATCCAAGGTTGGATAATCTGATCTGGCTTTCTAATTCTAGAAGAAATTATCGAGATTGGGTTCTCAACACAAATCTTCGGAATGTCTGCATTCATTAATGCTTGGACAAAGGCCAAGGCTCTGTCTTGACACTCAGGGTCTTTCTCAAGCTTTTCCTTAAACCAACGTGCCCCCGAAACCGCGAGGTCCGTACAAGGCGGGTGGGCAATCATTAAATCCCAACCCTCATCTAGATGATTTAATACATCATCATTGATGTGGAAAGGACTATCGGACGAAAGGATATCACAGGACCAAGCTTCGTGGCCCCTTCGTCTGAAGGCTTCTCGAACTACTCCTGAGAATTCACAAGCAACGAGAACTCTCAATTATAAGGCTCGCTTTCAATTCCGAGTTGGCTTTCTAGTTTACGAGCCTCTGCTAACGCGTACTCCCGAGTCCCCTTGCTGTAGTTAGGAGATTTGGCAACTTCTCGGAAATGTTCCAACTCTTCTTGGAGACGCACGTATTCGCTGATTGATTTAGTCATTGTTGGATTTATCCAATCTTATTATTTTATCAATTAAT